GTTTGTTGGTTCAAAACTGGCTGACGGTCGATACACGTTTCGTGTGTACCTTGGTGTAGACTCTGACGGAATTCCTGAATATAATGAAATCGACGTCGTCGTCGGTATGGATCCGGAGTTAAACCAAGTTCGAGGCACACATAGACGTGACCTTGAAGCTATGAAACTGACTCATTTTTGGAGTCCCCATGCTGATATCTTTGATATAAAATATGAAATCTATTGTCCTCATTGTACAAAAGATTTCTGGGTTGACAACGTTGCTGATTTGGATGTATATTCAAATCATGTAAGTGAATGTCAAGATACGCAATTATGTTGCTTGTTTTGCAGAACCCTGTTCCCTACAGAGGATGAAGTTAACAAGCACTTGGTACATTGTTGTGCGTTCTGTGGAAGAACCACTCAATCCCCTCATCATAAAGAAGTATGTATCCAAAAATGGACAAATTTATTATCTGCAAGTGAAGCATCTAAAACAATTCATTGTTTAGAGCAACCCAAGTTGGAGGCACTCGTACCCAGTTCCCCTCAATTTAAAATAGATATGGCATTGTCATATATGGGAACTTTAGTCGACAAGGACGGGAATCGATTGTCTGAGTGTTTATTCGCTAATGTTGGTTTTGGAAAACATGGCATACTGGTCAACCGTCATTCGGTTGAAAAAGCCCACTCTGTTATTACAGAGAGGAGGCAATACGAGTTGATCCGAGAAAATGGGAAGCTCGTGCAGTTGTCTGGAATTTTCCCAACGTTTAGTCATTGGGATTTTGCTGTTTTAGTCCCCATCGAAGGTCCTTCCTATTGCAGAAAGGTTATGTTTGCCGAAGCGGAAACTGGTATGAAGGTTTGTGCTGTGGCCAATAGGTATTCTATGGATGCCGAGGGTCAGCCCAAATTTAATCGTATGATTTCCTACGGTGAAGTGACCCAGTTGATTGATCATAAAGATGGAGGAAAGGATTTGGTTTATACACTCTCCACTCAGGAGGGTGATTGTTTCTCAAGTATTGTTAACCACAATGGTAATATTGTTGGTTTTCATTA